TTGCACAAGCTCCTGGAATTGTAGGAACGTTTGGACAATCTATTAAAGGTGCTCAAGAAGTTTTTAGCAACTTAGATATGGCGTTTAAAACGTCAGCCATTGGATTACTAGTTACAATTGTTACACAATTGATTGAAAAGTTTTCTAAGATGGAAGGCGTATTGGATCCATTAGAGAAGATTACAAGCATCTTTTCTGGGGTAATGGAAAAACTTGCAAATTTCATTTTGCCGCCAATTTCAGCCACTTTAGAAGCAATAGCAACAGGTGCAGAGAAAGTAGCCAACTTCTTTTCAGGATTAGTTGGTGGATCTAAAGATTTAGGTGATCAATTAGGAAAAGTAGCAGAAGAATACGATAGATTAAAAGACACACAAGCACAATACGAATTAGGAATTTCTAAAGCAAATGCAAAACTTGCAGAAGCAAGAGATGCAGCAGCAGACGCAAATAAACCAATTGCGGAAAGAAAAAAAGCATTACAAGAAGCTGCTAAGATCGAAGATGATATAGCAGAAAAAGGTAAAACACGTGCAACAGAAAAAGCAAAAAATCAAGCAGTAGAATTAGCAATTTCTTTAGGCTTAGATGAAAAAAGAATTGAATCTCTTAAGACTGCAAACGCACAAGAATTAGAAAACTTTGCAGATACTATTCAAAATATTAAAGGTTTAAATAGAGAAAAATCTGACGCACTTTATCAATCAATTGCAGTTGCAGAAGATATTGCAGCACAACAAGCTAAAATTTCTAAAAAGACTGACACAGCAATTAGAGGATTAGATAAAGAAGCAGAAGCTGCACAAAAAGAAAAAGACGATAAAGCAAAAACAGCAGCAGATAATAGAAGAGCAGCAAGGGAAAAGGAATTAGATGCAATGATCGAATTGGAAAAGAATAAAGCCAATTCTGATATTAAAGTCATAGAAAAATTACAGGAAGAAAAATTACAAATACAGCTTAAAGGCGAAAAAAAATCTAAAGCAGAAATAGATGCTATTCGTGCTAAAGATAAAAAAGATAGAGAAGACGAAGCTAAGAATGATTTAAAAAAGATTTCTGACGATGCGCAAAAAGAAGTAGATGCTAAGAATAAAATTGCAGCAGACGGAGCTAAAAAATTATCTAATACTTTACAAGATGCAAGACAAAAAGAATTAGATGATATTGAAATTGCACTTTCTAAAGGATTAATTACTGAAGAACAAGCAAGAGATAAACGTTTTGCTGCAGAACAAGATTTTTTAGAAAAATCTAAAAAATCTTTAGAAGATAATAAAGCGGAAGAGATTAGAATTCTTAAAGAAAAAGAAAAACAATTAGATCCAACTGAATATGCAAAACAGAAGTTAGCAATCGAACAAAAATATGATGATCAGTTACTTGCTAATAAACGTTCAACAAGTGCTTTAATAGTTAAAGATGCAGTTGATAGAAATAAACAGCTTGCTAAAGATGCAGAAATAGCTGCTGTACAATTAAATTCTAGATTACAAAAAGCAGGTGAAGAAGAATTAAATAAAGCACAAGCTAGAGGAGTTAGAAGATTTGCAGCAGAAAAAGCAATTCTTGCTAAAACTTCTAAAGAAGTAAATGCAAACTTTGATCAGCAAGTTAAAGCTGCTAATGGTAATGCAGATGCAATTAAAAAAATCGAAGAGAACAGAACTAAGTTCAACGAGAAAAATGCAAATGCAAATAAAGCAATTACCAAAGACGAACAACAATATAAAGCACAAGCTCTTGCAGCTGGTGCAAATGCTTTAAATCAAGCAGCAGAACTTTTAGGTAAAGACACAGTAGCTGGTAAAGCAGCAGCGATTGCTTCTACAACGATTAATACTTATCAATCAGCAATTGCAGCTTATAAATCTTTAGCTGGTATTCCAATTGTTGGTCCTGCACTTGGTGGTATTGCAGCAGCATTGGCTGTTGCAACTGGTTTGAAAGCAGTACAACAAATTACATCTACTCCAGTTCCTGAAAAACCAGATATGAGTGCAGGTGTTGCAGAAACAAAAGCCTCAGCAAGTAAGTTTGCAACTGGTGGTTTATTATTTGGTAGTTCACATGACGAAGGCGGAATTAAAACTTCATACGGTGAATTAGAAGGCGGTGAATTTGTAATCAATAAAAGATCTACACAATCATTTTTACCAGTGCTAAGCGCAATTAATGCAGCAGGAAACGCAAGATACGCAGCTGGTGGTCAATTACCAAATATGGATGATTTAAAAGATGTACTTGCTAACCAAAATCAAAACCAACAACCTCAAATTATTAAAACATATGTGGTAGCTTCAGACGTTTATAGCCAAGCACAAGCAGATAAAAAGATCTCAAATTTGGCACGTTTATAAGTTTTCATACTCTAATATATAAAACAAAAACTATGGCAGTAACAACAGCAGATTTCGCTTCTTTATTGTTCTCAAGCAGAACACAAGCGCATATCTTTCATTTACAGACAACATCATTTTCTGAACATGATAACATGAACGATTACTACAATTCGATTATTCCTTTAGTAGACGATTTAGTTCAAGCATGTCAAGGCATTCATGGTACTTACACAGGATATACTAACTTTGAATTACAAGATTGGATATCAACTGATGACACTAAAGCATATTTTCAAGAGCTTTATGCAGCAGTACAAACACAACGTAAAGATTTAGATCAGACATCTTTCTTACAAAATATTATCGATGAAATTTGTCAACTAATAGCTAACACGTTGTATAAATTAAGTTTAAAATAATGGAAAATAAAAAAGTAATAGAGCTTAAAGTTCTAGAAGACGAATTTGATTCAGGTGTGTCAGCAATTGCTTTAGTAGATCAACCAGCTACGGAAAAATACTGGATTTACATGCGTAATGAAAAGTTTGTAGATCCAAAAGCTGGAGAATCACAATCAGATTTTATGGGAAGATGTGTTCCTGCTATGATTAACGAAGGAAAAGATCAAGATCAAGCAGTTGCAATGTGCATTTCTATGTACGAACAAAAACATTCTAAACAAAAGTTTGCCGATTATCCTTGGGATCAGTGTATTGCTGATGCAAAAGCACGTGGACTTGCAGAAGAAAATGCAAATGCACTTTGCGGATGGATTAGATGGAACATGGGAGATGAAAAATTTGATTTTGATCCATCAGGTTTACCCCCGTACATCGAACAAGCGCCAAAAAAGAAAAAAACTAAGATGGCAGACGATAAAGATCTTGCAGATGCTTGCGATGAAGGGTACGAAGCTTACGGATTGAAGGAATTAAACGGTAGAATGGTGCCTAATTGCGTTCCAATTAAGGCTAAAAAACTTCGTAAAGTTGAAAAAAGATCCACATTTTCGTCTGCTAAGAATGATAAAATAACATTCGCAGTAGAGAAAGATCAGCAAATACTAGTAGGCGCGGCGATGATACCCGATTTAGAAATTTTCAGGAAAGACGAAGATGGCAACCCGTACTACGTAAAATTCTCTAAAGATACTATAGCAGGTATTCAGCAGAAGTTTATGGCTGAGATGAGAAATCGTGAAACGAATTTAGATCATAATGATAACGTGTCAGGTGGCAGTTATGTTTTCGAATCTTGGTTAGTTGAAGATCCTAAGACTGATAAAGCAAATACTGTTTATCATTTAGATGTACCAGCAGGAACTTGGATGGTTAAAATGAAAGTGACAGATCCTAAAGTTTGGGCAGAAGTAAAAGCTGGTAAGTATAAAGGATTTTCTATAGAAGGTAATTTTATAGACAAACAAGATTACGATAAAATACAAGACGAAAAGAAAGCACTTGAGCAAATCATGCGCATTCTTAATTCATAAAAAAAAATCGATTTAGGAAATGTCATATTCTAAATAGTCATATTCTAAAGCGTAAATCAAAATAAAACAAACTCATGAATTACAAGAACAAATTAAACCAAATCCGTGTCGTTCTGGGCTTGCATGTTAAGTTAGCAACAGCAAAACTAGATGATGGTGTAACTGTAGTTGAGTCAGAAGATTTCCAACCTGGATCTGCGATCGAAATAGTAGCAGAAGACGGTACGAAATCTCCAGCACCAGCAGGAGAACACATTCTAGAAGATGGATCTTCAATCGTCGTTGACGAAAAAGGAACTATCGTTTCAGTTGAACCTAAAGCAGCCGAAGACGTAGAAAAGGTAGTTGAAAAAGATGCAGCTAAAGTTAAAATGGATGCTACTACAGGTGAAGCACCAATGGCAGCAGGCGAAGAAAAAGGTCCAATTGATGGATCTGAGCCTAATGCACCTAAAAAAGAAGATGCAGTTGATGAAAAAATTGCAAAAGCTATGAGTAAGGTAATGATGGCTATCGAACCTATCGTAAATGATATGGCTGAGATGAAAGCTAAAATGGCTAAGATGGAAGAATCTTATGCTAAGTTTGCTAAAGCACCAGCAGCTTCTAAAATTTCAACTATGACTGAATCTGCAAAACACGATTTCTCTAACAAAAACTCTATCGATATTGTAGATAGATTCAAAGAATTGAAAAATTCTCTAAAAAAATAAAATAACTAAAGACTATGTCATTTAATCTTTCAGGTTTATCCGTTTATACTGACCAGTTATCAACTGACCTTGTATCTAGAGCGGTATTAAAACCACAAACCGTACAAAACTTAACTCAAAGAATTGGGTTAACTGCTGGTACAACAGCAATCAACATCTTAGGTACTGTTCCTTACATTATCGATTACGCTTGCGGATTCGGAGATGCTCAAACAGGTCCTGGAGGTGCTACAGGAAACTCTACAGTTTTCACACAACAAAATTTAGTTGTTGCGACTAAAATGCTTAAAGAAGCTTTATGTCCTAACGAACTAAGACAATACTGGTTATCTTCTCAAATGTCTGCTTCTGGTTACCAAGAGACTGTTCCATTCGAACAAGCAATTGGCGATTTGAAAGTGAAGTACATCAACAAGTACATCGAGCAAACAGTTTGGGCTGGTGACGGTAACACATTAGATGGTTTACTTTATCAAACATCAGTAGCTGCAGGTGCAATTTCTGCAACTAGCGTTGCTACAACTTGGACAGCTTCTACAGCTTATGCAAACTTCTGGGCAGTAGTTGATGCTTTAGCAGCAGCAAACCCAGCAGTATTACAAGAAGATGATTTAATCGCTTATGTTTCTTACAAAACATTCTCAGTATTAACTCAAGCTTTACAAGGAAAAGGTAACTCAATCTTGTTACAATATCCAAACATCGATAACGTGACTGGATCTCCAGAGAATTCATTCATCTGGCCTGGTACAAACATTAAAGTGTTTGCAGCTCCTGGTTTAGTTGATCCATCTGGTAAATCAGCATGTATCTTAGGACCTAAGAAATATGCATTCTTTGGAACTGGTTTAATGGACGATCAAGATAAATTCAGATTCTACTACGATCCTTCTCAAGATAATGTGAAGTTCTTAGCAGCATTCAGAATGGGTACTGCAGCACTTGCAAACCAATTTATCTCAACAATAGCTTAATTGGAATAACAATAAAAGAGTGTGATCAATCGGTCACACTCTTCTTAAAAAAATAACTAAACAATATGTCTTGTAACTTAACATACGGAATAGCTTTAGATTGCATCGATAGTATCGGTGGTGTCAAAGGTCCGATATACATTGGTGCTGACGTTGACTTCGGTACATTAACAATTTCATCTGCAACCGGAACTCATTCTGAGATCACTGGTAGTACTGGTGCAACTGGTAACATGTACGCTTTTGAAGTAGCTAAGGATGTTGCACAAGCAACAGAAACTTGGACAATCTCCAACACTAATGGTACGGCTTTTTTCGCTCAAGCTCTTTCCTTCAATATTCAAAAAATGAGTGCTGACAAAAGAAACGAACTTCTTTTAGTTGCACGTAACAGAAACTTAAAAGCAATTTTCCAAGATAACAACGGAAATTACTGGCTAATAGGTTTAACAAGAGGTGCAGTAGTAACAGCTGGTACAGCGGTAACTGGTACACAAGTAGGTGATTTAAATGGTTATACCATGACATTAACTGCTCAAGAACCACAACCAATGTATCAAGTGGCTCCAACTCCTCAAACAGTATTTGCTGGAATTACTTTCCACGCAGCATAATTTTTCGCGAGGGCACCCCCGTTGAAATTTATAAAACTTCTAAGTGCATATAGAAAGTTTTTTAAGCCAGATTCTTCTGGCTTTTTTTATGTCAGTTTTCACTGAATACATACTCAGATATATTAAACGATAACTATGTCAGGAACAATTAAATTAGGTGCAACAGGAGGTCAGGTATTATTCAGTACTTCTCCAACGGGAGGTAATGGAACACCTGCTTCAACATTTGGTTCTTTGTACTATGGTCCAGATAAGAAATTAAGAATTATAGACGATACAGGAACAGTAACTATTTTATCAACTGGTACTTCAACAAGTGGATCTTCAGGAAGTAGTGGGGTTAATGGTAATAATGGATTTCCTGGAACGTCGGGTACTTCGTCAGATGGAAGTTCAGGATCTTCAGGTTCTAGCGGACAATCAGGATCTTCAGGCTCTAGCGGACAATCAGGATCTTCAGGTTCTAGTGGAAGCAGTGGGTCAAGTGGTTCTTCAGGAAGTGCTGGAACATCAGGAAATTCAGCAGCAGCATTTACTTTTGGCGGTGGAAGTTTAACTTCTAATATTGCTGGTTCAATGGATGGTTCAGCATTAGCTGCTAATACAACTGGAGCTTTTAACCTTGCAATTGGTTATAGTGCTGCAGCAGCTAATACAATTGGAGCTGGTAATCTTGCAATAGGTTATCGAGCTTTTGAAGCTAATACAACAGGAGATACTTGTACAGCAGTTGGATTTCAAGCATTAAAAGGTAATAGAGAAGATGGTAATACAGCAATTGGATCTAGTGCTTTAGAAGCTAATACTTATGGAAGACAAAATACTGCTTTAGGAGATCATGCTTTATCTACAAATACAACAGGAATTTATAATACTGGACTTGGCTATTATGCTTTAAATGTAAATACAACAGGAGGTTATAATACTGGAGTAGGATATTATGCTTTAATTTCAAATACAATAGGACTTTATAATACTGGTGTTGGATCTAATGCTCTTTATGCAAACACTACAGGATCTTCTAATACAGCTATTGGAAATGCTGCTATGAATAGCAACACAACAGGATATAATAATACTGCTATTGGTAAATCTGCATTTTTTGCAAACACAACAGGATCTAACAACGTTGCGATCGGATTGAATGCAATGTTAAACGGAACTGGAGGATTTCAAAACGTAGCAATCGGAGTAGGTTCTGCACATAATAATGCTGGACAAGATAACGTTTCAGTTGGATATCAATCTTTATACAATAACACTGGAATTTATAATGTTGCTATTGGAAGTCAATCATTATACAATAACACATCTTCTGGATTTAACGTTGCAATAGGTCAGGCTTCATTATTTAATAATACATCAGCAACTGGTGGAAACATAGCAATAGGAGCACAATCATTATATTCTAATACAACAGGATATACAAACTTTGCTATAGGTCAATCTTCATTGTATACTAACGTTACAGGAAATAATAACCTTGCTATAGGTAATTCAGCTTTATTTTATAATACTACATCTAATAACCTTGCAATTGGTAATGCTGCATTACCTGCAAATACAACTGGTGGAAATAATACTGCTATTGGTAATTCAGCATTAGGTCTGAATGCAACAGGATCTCATAATGTTGCAATTGGATATCAAGCTGGATACGGTGTAACAAACGGAAGTTATAACATTTTAATAGGAGAAACTGCAGGATTTGGAATAACTAATGGAGCTAATAATATAGTTGTAGGTGCAACAGGTGCTACTGGAAGTTCTGATTCTATCGTATTATATGCAGGATCAAATACTAATTTAACTATTAATTCAGGTAGTGTAGTATTTTCAGGAGGACCATTCACATCCAATTGTTATCTTCCTATTAAGATCGGTGGTACGACATACAAATTATTACTAAGTACATAATGATAAATTTAGCAATAGGAGGAAGTAATCAATTCGCAATTTATGCTGATACAATCGATAGCAGTGTACACGATTATGGGAATTACTTTTTAATTGGATTTAAATCACTTTATACTAATCATTGGTCTTATGTTGTACCAACTATAATTAAACGTAATTATAGATTTGTACAATTCAATATTGGTATAGTAGAAAAAGGAACAATTGATGATCCTTTAAACGCAATCTTAGAAGTTTTTCCTCCGGGAAATTATTCATATAAAGTTTGGAATTTAGACGAACCAAGTTTAGATCCATCCGCAGGTTATTTGATCGACGAAGGTCAAATGATTATGGCAAGCTATTCACCACCAGAAGTCATCTTTACTGATTATATTTCAGATAATGATGCTTTTAAAAATATTATATTCTATTCAGGTGTTACTAATAATTGTATTATCGATTATACTAACTCACCTTATATTATACCGGTTCCTATTACTAATACATGTCAACCATTGATTATTACAGAAACTGGTTATGTATTAGTAGAAGAAGGAATAACATTTACATTAAATTAAAACTATGTCAGGTAAATTAAAACTACAAGGCGAAGGCGAAATACAATTCGGTCAAAGCACAACAACACCAGCAACACCAGATTTTGGTTATGTGAGTTTATATTCTCAGGACAATGTTCTGAAAGCAATTTCACATAGCGGAGAAATAGTAATATTCGGATCTTCAGGTTCGTCAGGATCTTCAGGTTCTAGTGGAAGCAGCGGAGTAAACGGATCTTCAGGTTCGTCAGGATCTTCAGGTTCTAGTGGAAGCAGCGGAGCAAACGGATCTTCAGGTTCTAGTGGAAGCAGTGGAGTAAACGGATCTTCGGGTTCTAGTGGTCAATCAGGATCTTCAGGTTCGTCAGGATCTTCAGGTTCTAGTGGAAGCAGCGGAACAAACGGAGCAAACGGATCTTCAGGTTCTAGTGGAAGCAGCGGAGCAAACGGATCTTCAGGTTCTAGTGGAAGTAGTGGACAAAGCGGAGCAGCAGGTTCGTCAGGATCTTCAGGTTCTAGTGGAAGCAGTGGACAAAGCGGAGCAGCAGGATCTTCAGGTTCTAGTGGTCAATCAGGATCTTCAGGTTCTAGTGGTCAATCAGGATCTTCAGGTTCTAGTGGAAGCAGTGGGCAAAGCGGAGCAGCAGGATCTTCAGGTTCTAGCGGTCAATCAGGATCTTCGGGTTCTAGCGGTCAATCAGGATCTTCAGGTTCTAGTGGAAGCAGTGGAGCACAAGGTGCGACAGGTGCGACAGGTGCGACAGGTGCAGGTGCAACAATTAACAATAACGCAGCGACTAGAGTAATTACAGGTTCAAGTACATCAGGCGAAGCAAACGCGCAAACAAATTTAACATTTGTAGATCCAATACTTTCTGTGGGAGCAGTAAGAGTTGGTAAAGCAAATTCAGTTTATAGATCAACAGTAGTAGGTGCATCAGCTTTAGCTTCTGCATCTTTATCTGGTCAAGAAAATACAGCAGTTGGTGAACTTTCATTAAGTGCATTAACAACAGGAGCAAGTAATACAGCAGTTGGAGTTGGTACAGCTTATCAAGCAACTTCAGCAAATAATAATACTTTAGTTGGCTGGTTAGCAGGATCTTCAATTAGCACTCAATCTAATAATACCTTAATAGGAGTTAATGCTAATACATTACAAGGAGCAGCAAACGTTGTAGCAGTCGGATACGAAGCAGCTAAAAATAACACATCAACTGGTACAGTGGCAGTAGGTTATCAAGCAGCATTTACTAACGCAACTGGTGCTAATAACTTAGCAATTGGTGTTAACTCTTTATACGCAAACACATTTGGTAATGGTAACGTAGCTATTGGTGCATCTGCAGCAGCAGCAAATACAACTGGATCTGGTCATGTTGCTTTAGGAGCTGGTGCTTTAATATCAAATACATTTGGTAATGGTAATACTGCTTTAGGTCAAGGTAGTTTAGGAACAAACTTAACAGGTTCATTTAATACTGCAGTAGGTTCAGCTTCAATCGGCGGTGCAACTGCAAGTAACCAAGCAGTAGGAATTGGTTATCAAGCAAACAATAGAAACAACGGAACAGGAGCAGTAGCAATTGGATATGGATCTATCGGTGCAACTACTTCTTCAAACACCCTTACAGGTGTAGCAATTGGATATCAAACAGTTAATGCTAACTTTGGTGATATTGCAGATGGATTTGTAGCAGTTGGTTATCAAGCTTTAAAATCAGTAAGAGCAGGAGTAAATAATACTGCAATTGGTCATCAAGCATTAACAACAAACGTAACCGGAGCAAGTAATACTGCAATTGGTTATCAAGCTTTATTTGCTGCTACTGGAGCAGGTAACGTAGCTATTGGAGCATCAGCTTCCGTTTCATTAACAGGTGGTACTGGTTCAGTTGCTATCGGTCTTAACGCAGCTAAAAACGTTACATCCTCAAATAGATTTATAGCAATTGGTTATAATGCTATGTCAGCAGCAGGCGCAACAGCAGGCTTTACAGGTATGGTTGCTATTGGTTCTAGAGCAGCAGAAGCATCAACAGGAAACTTTGGTTTAGCAATTGGTGGTAGCGCTTTATTAAGAAATACAACTGGAGCAGCTAATACTATCATAGGTAATAGTGCAGGAGCTTATACAGCATCAAGTAGAAATACATTTATAGGACAAGGAGCTGGACATAATAATGGAGTTTCTGATCCTACTTCTAATGATAACGTTGGTATTGGTCAAGCAGCTTTAAACGGATTAACAACAGGATCTTCTAATACAGCAATCGGAAATAATTCTGGTTTATTAATTAGTTCAGGATTAGGCAACGTACAAATTGGATCTTTCTTAAATGCAACTGGTGGTATCACAACCGGAAATTACAACGTCATAATTGGTAACGATATTGATGAAAATGCAAATCCTGGTATATTCTCTCCAACAGGAAGCAATCAGGTTTATTTAGGAGATGGACAAAGTAATATTAGATTTAAATTTGATGGTGCAACAGCAGGTTATGTTTACACTCCTTTTATTCTTAAGAAAGATACTTCAACAAATATTCTTGCAATTAGTTCACCAGTTGCAGGTATGATGTTATATGCAACTGATACTGCATGTCCAGTATTTTACGACGGAATAGCATGGAGAAAAGTATCACATACAACACTATAATAAAACAACAACATGGAATATCCTAATAAAAGATCAGACATAGATATAACTTTCGATTCAGTTAATGATATTAACGGAATCGTTGATGGTTCTTTATTTCCAGACGATTCACAAGCAAATAAAAAAGCTCAAGTGAAAAGAAATGTAGAACATTTACAAATAGTGAAAAGCGGTTCTTATGTGGATCTAAGTCAATTCTCAGCAGATGAAATAGCAACTATTGATGCAGCAATCTCTACTGGAAATACTTACGTTAGTTCACTATAATAGATACAAGTATAAAACAATCTCATGGCAGAAATAACAACAGTGACACCACAGGACCTACAAAAAGAAACTACAGTCGATAAAAAATTCTATCGATTTGATAAAATATTTGATCCTGCCGTTCCTACATTAATGGAATTTCGCGGTCCGCAAAACATGTGGATGCAATATGGACAAGATAATTTATATCCCCAATTCATTATTGAGATGTGGAATAAATCTGCAATCTTACGTACAGGTTTACTTGCTAAGATTACAGCAGTGAAAGGAAATGGATTAGAAGCAATTCAACCCGGAAATGAAGAAGTTCTTTATAATGCAAATCCGGAAGAAACATGGAATGATATCTGGTCAAAAGTAGTTCAAGACTATGAAATATTCGGTGGTTATGCACTTAATGTTATTTGGAATAACGAGGGAACTGAAATTGCAGAAATTTATCATGTAGATTTTTCTAAAGTACGTTCAGGTGTTTTAACAAAAGAATCTGATCGTGTAGAATACTATTGGGTAAGTTCAGATTGGTCTCGTTTTAAGAAACCAGAATGGAAACCAAGAGCTTATCATCGCTATTGTCCAGAACTTGCTCAAGAATTTCCAAGTCAAATACTTTATTACTTCGATCACAATCCAGGACAAATTTTCTACGGACTTCCAACTTGGATCTCCGCTGGTACAGATGTTATGAGTGACGTTGAAATCAGTTCATACCATTGTTCACATTTAAAGCAAGGACTAGCACCGAGCATGATTATAAATATGAACAACGGAGATCCAGGTCCAATGGAAAGACAAGCAATTTTTGAAGAGATTGCAAGTTCTTTTTCAGGAACAGAAAATGCAGGCAAGTTCTTCTTAAGCTTTAACCAAAGCAAAGACACGCAAACAGAAGTACAAGCTATACAACCAGTTGGAGATGATTACTACATACAACTTGAACAAAGAATTAGTTCACGTATTCTTTCTGCCTTACGAATTACGAATCCTAAGATTGCAGGTCTTTATTTAGAATCTGCAGGTGGTATTAAAAACACTACAAAAGACGAAATGATAATAGACTATGAATTATTTAAACAACAAGTCATAGTTCCAGATGTAAAAATTCTAATTAAGACAATGAATCGCATCTTTAAGATGATGGGAGGTACAGGAGAATTACAAGTTATACCTATTTCTTTATTTGGAGATAATCCTGCAGCAGATCCTACATCAGCACCAGAAGTTGTAGACAATAAACCAAATCCAGCGCAACCTGTAACAAGCGTTGCTTAAAAATAATTATACAAAATGGCACTCAACGAGGTATTATTAGTATCAGAAGAGAAGCTTAAAGCTTTTACAACAATCAACGAGAATGTGAGTCCTCAGTTGTTAATTCCTTATGTGTTCAATGCACAGAATACCTACTTAGTTAACCTAATTGGTAGTACTTTCATGAAAGATCTTTATCTTCAAGTTAGAACTAGCTCAGTTACACCTGTTAATAAGTATTTGTTAGATGAGTATGTAGGAAACGTAGTCCTAAATTATGCTTTAATGATGGCTTTGCCATTTTTGAAGTATAAGATTCTAAATAAATCTATCTTAAGTCCCAAATCAGAAACAGCAGATTCGATTGACTTAGATGAATTAAAATATTTAGTAAGTGAAGTACGTAACGTAGCCGACCAATATGCGATGCTTCTACAACGTTATTTGTATTTTCATATGTCGGACTATCCACTTTGGAATACAGCCAATGCACGTGATGGTGTCATACCAGATAAAGGAAGTCCATATCAAGCACCACTTGTTACGCCACATTATCCATATGCTTGGAAAAAGCGATTGGCTCAATCAGCATCTCGTGGTCAGTATGGTTATACTTTACAAGGTTCAATTGGCAATATGACGCAATCCGGGGCGTTTTGCGATTTTCCCTGGTGGCTATGGGGTTATTAATCAATAAGTTATGAAAGATAAAAAACAAGATTCTAAAAACTCCCCGGTTAAGTTGTCTAAACAGTACAAGAAAACAGAGGGAAATAGTCAGAAATTAAAGAAGTATCTAATGGAGAAACAAAAAGACTCCAGATAGATATAATAAGCATCCAGCCAGTAATGGCTTCCATATATATTTTATCTTGCAAGACCTAAAGTTATTCCATCTTTAGGTCTTTTTTTGGAACTTTCGGTTGCCCGGGATATATAATGATAAAACAAACAAAATGGAAAAAGAAATCTGGAAAGATGTTATAGGTTATGAAGGTGATTATCAAATCTCTAACCTTGGTCGATTAAAATCGTTTGTCATAGACACAATCGATGGTCGTATCCTAAAATCAAAAACAAGTAACAGAGGTTATCTTTGTTATATGCTTAAAGACCGAACTCAGGTCACAGCGCATTCATTAGTCGCTAAAGCATTTGTACCTAATCCACATGGATATCGAGAAGTGGATCACATTTCAAATATCAAGACTGATAATAGAGCAACGAATTTAGCTTGGACTAAACATAGAGAGAATGTGCAAAAGGATCAATCTGATTACATTCTATGCGAACACGAAACTGGTAAGAAAATAATTGCTTCCGGAACAAGAGAAGCAGCAGAAAAGACTTCTCATTGGAGAAGATCAGTTCAATATGCTTTAAAGAACGGTAATAAAACAATTACGGGATGGAGTTTTAGAATTGTTAAAAAATATAATTCATAATATGGAAGTATGGAAATCAGTACCCGATTACGAAATGTACGAGGTATCAAACGAAGGACGAATTCGCAGATGGTTAAAGACATCTAAGACTTGGAGATACATTGAACCAACAACTTATAGCAATGCACCTTATAAGATGTTTACAGTCTCTAAAAATGCACAGTCGACTAAAAGATATTTGCATCGTATTCTTGCGCAATTATTCATTCCCAATGATAATCCTTCTGTGAACATCGATGTGTGCTTTAAGGATGGTAATATTGCGAATACGGATCTCCAGAACCTCTACTGGTCTAATCAAGATGCTCGCATGAAACGCAGACTAGCAGAAGGTAAGTACGATCCAACTTCGTTTAATTCTAAATTAACTGCAGTAGACGTAGCAACTATCAGATGGATGCGTCACCATAAGACAATGTCTTATAAAGAACTAGCAGAATACTACGGTGTACATCCTTGGACAATTTATGCATGTGTTAAAGGTATAACTTGGAAAAGCGTAAAATAAAATGGAAATAATGAACACAGGAAGAATTATCAAACGCAGAATCGAAAAGAACTTTACTACAATTAGTAATGATCTAATTAATAACAAAGACCTAACCTTAGAAGAAAAGGGATTGCTAATCTATATCCTAAGCTTACCAGATGATTGGCATCTTTATAAAAATAGCCTACCTAGTAGAACTGGTGAAAAACCAGGAACTATAGATAGAATTTTTAAATCTTTACAAGAGAAAGGTTATATTGTGTCCGCCCAAATTAAAAATAGCACAGGTCAATTTAAAGGTTGGGATCACGTTGTATTTGAATCTTTAGATCTTAAATTCACTATGGATAAAGACTTTTTAAATATGCTAAGCTTGGATGAAGAAACGCCGAGTCTAACAAACGTTAGCCTCGGCAAACGTTAGGATATACTAAGACTCAGCTTCTACTAACACTAACACTATAATCTAGAAGACGCATCAATATTTACTACGTAAATATTGTAAGTGTGACTTCGTCACTTAAATAATAAATATGGAATGCATTAAGAAAGATCTTGAACAAATTAAACAAATCAAAAAGAATTATCAAGATAGAATTAATAAACGACCAGAAGTTGTAGATCTAAAAAAAAGCTATAAGATGAAGAAATTGCCTAAGAGCAAACCTTTATATTAATATAATTAACTAAATGGAAGAACATTATTGGGATAAAGTCCAAAGACTGAAAGCTAATAAAAGACGCGTACATCGGATTTATAAGCTCTATACTGACACTTTACAGACTAACCCAGGTATACAATCACAATTATGGTTTGCGGACAGCTACGAGCATTTAAAAAGGATTTGGGAGAGCAATCGAGAAGCTCAGTGGTTACCATTAGATTTCTCCCACACTATTTTTGTAGATGATGCAGAATATAGATTAGATCTTTGGGAAAGACATCAGATTAGTAACAATTAGACTGTACGTCTATAACGAGGATATTGATCACGCTTGCGAGCAGCATATCGAGCTCGTCTTTCTTCTGAATAGTTATAAAGGGGAATGACTGCTTCTTTCTCTTCCCAAGCAGAATCTAAAATCTTTACTTCATAATCGGTCTTACCCCAAAAACGTTCAGCAGCTGAACGATAACCATCATTCCAGATCAATTCGATATAGCCGAATTCTTTTAAAGCATTTAGAATAGGAGTAATAGCTTCAATGCTAACTCCATTAATCTGTTTAACTAATCGAATAATATCTTTAGAGTTAGTAAAGATCCAACCATCATCACTTGCTTCCAAATGCCTGCATAAGACATCGAAGACAAAATAGTGACGAGGTTTGAATTTACAATTCGTGTAGAACGAACCTGGAAATGGTTTTTTTGAATGGGGTTGCATGATTGAATATATAACAAGAATATTCCTAACTCATTTGACAATAACTGATTGGTGCAATCTGAATTACGAACCTTTTAAACAGGCTTGTGAACGTATTTGTGAAGGCAATCCTTTAGCTGAAGAACTGACGCATTATGTCTTAACAGAATTCTTGCTCAAATCCGATGTCCAAAGCATTATCGATTCCGGTGGTGCTTTTTTTTATTGCCTAAGAATAGCAACTAACAATTGGAAAAGCACAACCAGTCCATTCTATCGGAACTATCGCGATCCTAACATGCACATTCCGCTAAATGAACATCATTATCAAGAGCGACAAGAGAATGATAAGCACGAAGAGTTAGAACCTGAACATCGACCAAGTTCTAAGACAAAAGCCCAAATGAATGGATTAGATGAGACAAGTGAATGGACATTTGAAGAGATTTATGGACAGATTCAGACAGGAATGCAATCATTAGGTTGGTATGAGCGAGAACTCTTACAAGTTTACGCAGAGCATAATGGTAATGCATCCCTAGTGTCACGCCTAACTAAAATACCCCGTACATCTATTAACTTAACTATCAGGAAAGTGAAACTACACTTGACAAAACAGATAAGATAGATAGAAGAAACTGAACACCTTATGGAAATAATTTATTACAAGTTTAATGACTGGAACGACGATGTTCACGCTGCAGAAGCTTGGAATTTTGAAATGGCAGTGAATGAGACCCGCTTCAGACTAAGTGTGCCTTATTATATTGGAATAGAAATCCTAAAGAACTATGACCCTACAACAGAACTTTCAGATGCTAGCAGTTCCGGCGATGATGGCGATAGCACTGAGTCAGCCGTGGTATTTGCAAATCCTAAAAAGCCTAAAGCTAGAAAGAAAGCCGTTCAACTGCCCGATGTGCAGCACATTCTGGACAAGCTTGCTCCTGACACTATTCCTGAGTCCAACCCTATTAGATCTGATGCAACCTTATCTTCTAGCATGGATAGCGGAAATAATGTGGAAGAAACTAAATGAATACTAAATGGAAGAAAAAATAGATCTAGACGAACTTATCAGAGTGAACGAACACTTGCTGAACCGTCCGAAGCAAGCATTCCAAGGATACGAGATGACAATTATGTATATGATGTACAATCTTATCACAGGGGAGCGTAAGCACGATACTGGATGTGGAGCTTGCAGAACAAGTACAGTCAACCGTGTCCGTAAGTATTATAACGAAGTCTACTTAAAGAATAAAACAGAATCAGATGGGATTTAAAGTCGTAGAAGTGCTCAGTCCAAACGAAAAACGTCGCCGAGCTAAAGAATGGACAGAATGGTTGATAGAAGAGAAGTTCATCACCGCAGATCAGCTAGTAAGTGAAGAGAGTCGTAACGCTTTATTAGAAGCCAAACGCTTGCTTAATGAGTTACAGCAAGAATTAGATAAGGCAGGACAGAATAACTCAGCTATGAGCAAGTTAGCAGCCAATACGCAAGAGATACTAAATAACATTAAGCTATGATAGAAGAAATGGCACAAGAGCTAAACATTCCGAATGAAACTCTGCATATGGGTTGGCAATTGCAAAGACAAGAAGCATTAAAGGTTTTAGGCTTAACAGAAGAAGCTCTAGCCTGGTTAAAAGCACCTAGAACGCTAGACACAAGTAACATACCAAACAATCAGATAGAAGCACAGACTCCAGAAGGAAAGAGTTACATTAAATTAGCTAACACATTAGAGACATTTGCTAAGCGCAGAATGGATGTCATAAAAGAATTCGAAGAGAAGACCAAAGCATTAGCAGCACCAATAGAAGAACTAATAAGATGTCATCAAGTTATAGACATATTAGTAAAGTCAATGGCAGGTAAAGCAATACCAGCAGAATTCGAAAACTTAACCAATAATGAGACAGAGAGTAACAGATAATCCTAACTATACAGGCAAGAAGAAGTTAACATTAGAACAAGTCATAGCATGCCTAACAGAATTGAAGAATGTAAGTGGAAGAGAACTATCCCGTAGATGGGGAGTAAGCCATGCATGTGTGAATGATGTCAGAAATGGGAAGTCCTGGCAATCACATATAGAACTTTTAGGTCTACCTAAGTGGGAAAAAACTAATAAGAATGATTAAAGATATAGGAAACTACATAATACATTCAGATGGAACAGTATGGGGTAAAGCTTGGAAAAGATTTCTGAAACAAGAACTTCATAAGAAAGGCTATACAAGAATACACTTAACCTGGAAAGGAAAGAACACAAAAGTATTCACCCATAGAATAATAGCTGAAACATTCTTACCAAATCCATTGAATCTCCCCGAAGTGGATCATATCAATGAAGATAAAACGGACAATCGAGTGCAAAACTTGAGATGGTGCACAGGGAAAGATAATGTCCAAGCTTACCTAGCCAAGAAGAAAGAAAGACTGAATATAATCTAGCAATCCCGGCCAATCACTGAATAATATTCAAAAAAAGCGAGTGAACCTAGCCCATCTATTCAGCAGCCGGGAAGGTTTTCGCCCCCGCCGTATACAACAGATAATCAACGCAAATGCCAAGAAGACCAGTTAAAAACCCTAAACCTAATCCCGGATTCAAGCCTGGGCAGAGTGGCAATCCCAATGGACGCCCTGCAGGGAGTGTTAACGAGATCAATGTGCAGATCAAGACTGCCTTTGCTATGCTTTTAGCTAATCAGTTACCTAACCTAGAGGCATGGTTAGAGGCAGCTGCTAAGAAAGATCCTATTAAAGCAGCAGACTTAATGCTAAGGGTATCTGAGAGGTTCCTGCCATCCTTACAGAGGACAGAGATCACTGGGACAGATGGTCAGGCATTCCAGCCCATCACTATTAACCTCCCTAACATACCACAGATCAATGTAGCAACATCAATCAGTGAGACCGCCCCGGAACCTACCCTAGAATTACCAGAAAGCAAGGATATTCCAAAGTTAATCGGTGAGGGCACCCCCGCGTTTGTTCTTCCTAAACCTCAGCTTTCAGAGAATCAGCTAAGGGATCTGAGGGAGATGGGGATGGTACCACCAGACTCTCTCGGTGAAGGCACCCCCGCAGAAGGGTAGTTAAAAAGTTGTTTAAATGTTTAAGCGAAGCTGACCGAAGGTTAACGGTCCTTTAACGCGGTATCTGGGATAATCCCCCATAGCCCCTCCAGGGATGAATCGGGGATGCCCACCCGATGGGGGGGGGAACGGTCAAATAAAAAAATGAAGTTATTAACATTTGTAAATCCCGTCCAGCTTTGTAAACGGGATGGTCTCACCGAGATTTCCAAGAAAACCAGGTTTTTCCGCCCGTCCGGTTGGAAGGGTGGGACAAAAGAATTCCTCAGGTTATAATTTTTTTTTAGGTTGTCTAAACCCGTTCCTTGGCAACTCACCCGATAATCAAAGACATACATAGCTTATGGCCGAATTTAAATTCCTTGACGCTTACCATCCTATCTTCTACGAGCATGATAAGAACTATTTCGTTATCAGTGGTGGCAGAGCATCTGGGAAGTCCACCCAAATTGCCGCTTACTTTCTGGTCAAACTGTTTGGCGAAGAGAAATTCCGTGGTGTAGTTTCCAGGTATACCCAGAAGAGTATTTCCAGTTCCATCTACCGTGACATTCTAGATCTGATTAGTTCGTGGGGACTTAAAGACCGTGTTCGCATTACAGGAGACGAAATAGAGAATCCGATTAATGGCAATATGATTATTACCCACGCCATGAAGATGACTGAGAATTCGATGTCAGCCAAAGGTAAAGGTCTGTCCAACGTGACACACTTGTTAATAGATGAAGCGACGGAGATGCCAAGCGAAGATGAATACCAGAAGCTAATTGATTCGTTCCGAACTAAAGGAGCGGAGCGTAAGATCTTTCTGTGCTTTAACCCGACCAGTAAGAACCATTGGATTTTTCAGCGCTTCTACCTGCCCGACGGTACACCACATCCTAAATGGTCGTTAGACCATGTGTTCCTACACACAACCTATCATGACAATGCAGAACATTTAGATCCTACCAAGATGCGGGAATGGGAACGTATGAAGGATATCGATCCGGCCTACTATGACCATTCGATTATGGGTAAGTGGAAAAGTGTTGGAGAGGGACAGGTCTACAAGAATTGGGATTGGCAGTATTTCGAACCAGATCCTGAGTCAGAAGTTATCCTAGGTCTGGACTTTGGATTTGCTCATGACCCAACAGCGTTAGTCGAAGTGAAGAAGCGTGGGCAGAAGTTATGGGTGAAGGAGTTGTTGTACCAGACTGGTCTGACGATTGATGACTTGCATCGGGCTATGATGAAGGCGAAGATACCTCAGCACAGCGTCATAGTAGCTGACTCCGCTGATCCTAGATCGATTGAGACTTTGCGCCGACTGGGTTGGCGTAATATCCGTCCATGTGTGAAAGGTCCGGATTCTATTCGTGCTGGTATTGACACAGTCAATTCTTATCAGGTACATGCTGATGCTATGAGTTTCAATCTCCGACTTGAGTACGACAACTACTATTACCGAGAAGGCACTGACAAACCGGTAGACGACTATAACCATATTCTGGATGCTTTGAGGTACGCTGTGGGTACTAAATTAGGAATTGGAAGTTCTTCTGCTTACACGTTTATTGGTTCGGGTAAGCGCAGTGGTGGTGAATTAGAATTCTTTCGCTAAGGATGTAGCCAATAATGCGATCCTTTCGGTACTGTCACCCAACCTCTATCACTCGCGTAGAATTCCCAATAACCATTTTTAACGCGCCTGGCCTGACGGCCAGCTATCTTCTTAACTCTAGTTCCTGTCATAAACGAGATCTCTGTTGCCGTAGCTGCTGCGAAACGAATGATGCTAGATGCTAACATCTTTTGCAAGTCGCGTTCAGCTACGGGCTTTAAACAAAGTCGTTCCCAATCTAAGTTATGTGGTAAGTTATTCTTCATCTTCTATCCATTTCCAATTATAGCTTTTGAAAGGATTAGGCTGAGTTCCCTGTAATCTATACGTGATACTTTTTCTAGCACTTTCTAATCCGTACACTTCTAAAGCTGCTATGTTAGTTCTTCTAAATTTCTTAATCAAATTCCAATTCAAATCGTATTGTCCAAATTCTGGTTTGCCTTCTGCACAATTAGAATTCTTTCGAATTATTTCTAATTCTTGTTCAGTAAAGATTGTTGGCTTATCTCTAAAAATAAAACCTCCTTTTGAATAAGCAGGTTTATTGTTCACATTATCGTAACCATCAATCACACTTTGTATACCTCTATTACTAGAATTCATAGCTTTACCGCACTCGTCTAAAGATTTATGGATCTTAATCAAATTTCCATCAAAGTCATATTGATAAATTATTCTTCTGATTGCAATTTGTGCTAACTTTGTTCCGTTAGCTTTTCCTACTTCACTTTCTTGAAATCCATCTAATATTTTTTGTATGTCTTGACTATGCATATTTCCAAATAAATCCTTTAGCACATGTACGTTTACCCTTAAGACATTCTTTGATCTTAATTGTAGGAACACCTAATTCTTTACGTAAGGAATGAAAAGAATTGTATTTGCGAATGAGATTGCCTTGCAAATCGTATTGGGCAATTGTCTTTGAATAATGTAATCCCTCGACACAACCAACGTATCTAAATTTAGATTTAGCAAAATCGTCTAGAATTTTTTGTATGTCCATTACTTAACGTATTGAGATTCCCAGAATTTTTTATAAGATTTAGAATCATTAAGATAATCGTCTGCCATCATTTGTACAGTACGAATAGATCTCTTTTTTAAGTTGTCCCAATTTTCCCACATGAACTTAGAAATTTCTTCGACTATTTTACGGGGAACTGAAATATCTACTGCATTGCTATTTGCAATAACATCTGTGATCCAGCCCCATTTTTCTTCTGGAGACAATTTAATATCATGTACACGACATCTATCAGCTATTGCTTTAAGGTGAATAGTTTTGTTGTTTTTATTTGGTGCATCGATTTCAGGTAAAGCTTCGTTAGCAGTGAAAACGAAAATCATGCGATCAGTTGGGACAACAAAGCCAGAAACACCAGGTTTTTGATGACGTTGAACTGCTGCTTGTTGAACTGGATCTAACTGACCAATTAAACTACCTAAATGTTTTTGATAATGGAAAGTTTTAGCACCGTCTAAAACATTTTTCATAATATTAATGTTAGCTTCGTTGCGTAAGATCTCGTCACAGTCGTCGACTAAGATAATAGAAACACCTTTTGGATCTAAGTGATTAATAGTTGCTAACTGAACACCGAAAGCAAACATAGAAAGATTTCCAGAAATACAATAATGCTTGACCTTGTTTTTCTTTAATGCTTCTGTCACTTCGTAAGATTTTCCTATACCTGGATCGCCGGAAATAAAAATGTGTGGACGTGTTTCCTTGTTGTTAGTAACAGAAAGTTTATTACCGATTTGTTTTAAACCGATACGATGCTTTTGACCTTCTTGATAAGCAGCTAACATAGGTGCTGTGAAAAATCCGGTATTAAATGTACCCGGGATCGATTTTGACTTTGCCATAAGATTATTTTTTAATTTTGCCGCCTGGTGTAGTGCGGACGATTTCGTA